CTTAGCTTGATTAGCCCTTTCGTTTTCAGCAGACAAAGCGATCATCTTTTTATTAGCCTCAACGACAGCGGCTGTATCGCCAAGCTCCATCGCCCTTGCCAATTCTTTTTCCGTCTGCTCCATCTGAGTAGACACTCGATTTGAGTATTCGGTAACATAATTGCTGTCCAAGGCACTAAATCTTTGCTTTAATTTCGTCGCCTCGTCTTGAACCTGCTTTGCGTAGTTAATCGCCTCTTCTTCGCGGCGTTGAGCCTCACGCATTTTCTTTGTTAAACGGTCAATCCGTTTCTGAGTTGCGCTTTCAGCTTTATCAAACTGATCTTCTTGGACAACTTCGACCTTTTCGGTTTCTTCCTCTGGAGTTTCAACCTCTACTTCAGTATCAGCCTCCATTTCCATCTCTAATTGTGCCTGTTCTTCTGCCATATAACCCTCCTAGTAATGCAAAATGTCTTCTGGATCGTTTATTCGAGCCAAAATCTCGTCATCATTTAAAATTCGAACTTCTCCACCATCAATGGCAAAGCGTGATCCTGCGTATCTTGCAAACATCACCCATTCTTTCTCCGCGCACCAAGGGCCAGAAGGAAACTTCTCCGGGTCTTTGTACGCCAACGGTCCGACTTTTAATACATAGCCGACTTGCGTTGAGATTTGCTGTTGTTCTACAGCAGAATCGGGCAGTAAT